CACCATCTAAGTTTAGTATAGCAAGTGTTTGTGCAACTGGCCACGCCCAAGTATGTGTAAGTTTACCTGCAATATCGTGCTGGAACGTAAATTTACCTGCGTGTGTAACATCATCTCCAAAGTAAAAGTTTAGATTATCATCTTCTGTTTTTACTTGGAACACAGTTTCTTCTGCGTGAGCACCTGCCATAAGTTTCATACGAGCAATACTTGCCATTGTTGGTTGTATTTCAACATCATAAGTGCTGACTTTGAATTTAACACTCTTTAATTTTTCTTCAATAATTGCTTTGTTCATAAAACGATAATCATTTTGGAAATCACCGCTTGCATTTTCAAAATGTATGTGTGTCGGTAATGTTTCACCATTGCGTTCTGCTTGAACAACTTCAATTTTTGCATTTTCTTTGTATTCAGGATTTTTTAAATGGTAATCTAACTTACCTAAATCAGGCATACCAAATGTGCCTGCAAATTCGCCTACTGGCGAATGTGTTGTTGCCGTCATAATTACACTTCTATCGTCAGCCATACTATCGATTTGTGTATCGTTTTCTGCTGTTACTTTTAGTGTTGTTATAAAGCCTAGTCTGTGTGTATGACTTACAATGTCTTGTAAAATGTCCTGCATATTTTATCTCCTATTGTTAAATTGTACTGTATAAGCCTTTGATTGTCAAGCATTATTCTTAAGTTTTGTATTATAATAAACTGCCGCTGATAATGTATTTAGATTAATATTTTTTTCTTCTGCCATTTTTAATAGAGCTTTTGTATCTTTTGGAAAACACATACCTCCCCACCCTCGAAGTCCATCTTGTGGAGAAACAAAACTGTGGCTTTCACCTACTCTTTTATCATCAGTAATACCAGCGTGAACTTGCTCCCAATTTAAACCATATGCTTTGCAAAAATCAAATATTTCATTAAAGAAACTAACCTTTGTTGCCAAAAAACTATTTCTAAAA